AAGATGCGAAAGCCTGGAACCAAAGGTGCTCCGTCTGCTAAAGACTTCAAGGATGCAGCCAAGACTGCTAAGAAGGTTAAGAAAAGTGGCTACTGATTCTAGACTTACTCGTGCAGGTGTAGCAGGATACAACAAGCCTAAGCGCACTCCTAACCATCCTACCAAAAGCCATGTTGTTGTCGCCAAGGAAGGTGATCAAGTTAAGACTATTCGCTTTGGTCAGCAAGGCGTATCTGGCTCTCCTGAAGGTTCTGCTCGTAACGAAGCATTCAAGGCTCGTCATGCCAAGAACATTGCCAAGGGTAAGATGTCTGCGGCTTTCTGGGCCAATAAGGTGAAATGGTAATGAAGTGTCCTATTGCAACTCAAGATATTCATGTCAATCTCAAGAACCGTAACCATGCTTTTAAAGAGTATGGATATGGCCCTGCTAATCCTGAATTATCTAACGAAGCCTTTTGGAACGATAAAGCAAACGAATGGCAGACTGACCTAAAGCAAGCCAAGTCTATGCGCTGTGGCAATTGTGCTGCTTTCATCCAGACTCCTGAAATGCTTGAGTGCATCAAGTATGGAATTGATGAAGAAGAAGGTTATGCAGAAGATGTCATGAAGACTGCTAATCTGGGCTTCTGTGAATTATTTGACTTCAAGTGTGCTGCTGATCGTACTTGCAGTGCTTGGCTTGTTGGTGGGCCGATTACGAGTTCCGAGGTTGAGATAGATGACGATGCCCTAAACGATTCTATTGAGGATATGTAATGGAAGAAAACTACAACACTGAGATGGATCAGCCTTCCGAGAATGACAAAGAACTTGTCTCTTGGATTACTGATCACATTACTCGCTGGCGGGATCATCGTGATGCTAACTACATGGATAAGTGGTTAGAGTATGAGCGTATCTTTCGTGGGGTTTGGGATTCAAGTGACCGCCAACGTGATTCGGAACGCTCTCGCATCATCTCTCCTGCCACGCAGCAAGCCGTAGAGACTCGCCATGCTGAGATCATGGAAGCTATCTTCGGTAACGGTGAATTCTTTGACATTGATGATGACATCCGTGATGTAGATGGTAATCCGATGGACATTGAAGCCCTCCGAGTACAGCTTACTGAGGATTTCAAGAAGGATAAGATCAAGAAATCTGTTGATCAGATCGAACTGATGGCAGAAATCTATGGTACTGGCATCGGTGAAATCATCGTTAAGAGTGAAACTGAATACACTCCCGCTACTCAACCTATTCCCGGTGTAGCTCAAGCTGCTGCAATCGGTGTGAATGAGACTGAACGAGTTGCAGTTAAGCTAAAACCAGTCAATCCTAAGAACTTTTTGATTGATCCTAACGCTGATACCATTGATGAAGCTATGGGCGTGGCGATTGAAAAGTTTGTTTCTATCCACAAGATTGTTGAAGGCATTGAAGCAGGCATCTATCGCAAGGTAGACATCCAGCCTGACAGTGAAGATGCTGAATTAGAGCCTACTCAAGACCCGAAACAGTTCCAAGATGACAAGGTTCGTCTGGTAACTTACTACGGTTTGGTGCCTCGTGAGTACTTGTCTGAGGTAGAAGAAGAGGAATACGAAGAATTATTCCCTGAAGATTCTCCTGGTGACCGGTATTCCAACCTTGTCGAAGCTATTGTCGTCATTGCGAACGACAGCCTGCTGCTCAAGGCTGAAGAAAACCCGTACATGATGAAGGATCGTCCTGTTGTTGCCTATCAGGATGACACGGTTCCTGGTCGTTTCTGGGGTCGTGGAACGGTTGAGAAGGCTTATAACATGCAGAAGGCCATTGACGGTCAGTTGCGTGCTCATATGGACTCCTTGGCCCTTACAACGGCTCCTATGATGGCTATGGACGCTACCCGACTGCCTCGTGGTGCTAAGTTTGAGGTTAAACCTGGTAAGGCTATCCTGACTAACGGTAATCCTAATGAGATTCTGTTCCCATTTAAGTTCGGACAGACTGACGGTAACTCGATGGTTATGGCTCAGAACTTTGAACGGATGCTGTTACAAGCAACGGGAACAGTAGATAGTTCCGGAATGCCTACGAATGTGCCTCGTGACGCTGGTGTCGGTGGCATGAGTATGGCTATGGCTGGAGTTATCAAGAAGTACAAGCGTACTCTGACCAACTTCCAAGAAGATTTCATGATTCCGTTCATTGAGAAAGCTGCATTCCGATATATGCAGTTTGATCCTGAGCGTTATCCGTCTGTTGACATGACTTTTGTGCCTACTGCTGCTCTTGGTGTGTTGGCTCGTGAGTTTGAACAACAACAGATGATTGGTTTGTTACAGACTTTAGGCCCGAATACACCTGTTCTGCCCCTGATTCTCAAGGGAATCATGCAAAACAGTAGCCTTACGAACCGTGCAGAGCTTATGCAGGCACTGGATCAGATGTCTCAGCCCTCACCTGAGGCTGCACAGGCTCAGATGCAGCAGCAACAGGCTCAAATGGCTCTTCTGGAGGCTCAGATTGCTGAGATGCAATCTAAGGCTCAGAAACAGCAAGCAGAGGCTGCTAAGGCTGTTGCAGAGGCTCAGGCAACACCTCAGATTGCTCAGGCTAAGCTGGTTGCAGCACTGTCCACGAACCTAGATGAGAACAACGAAGCTAAAGACTTTGAACGTCGCGTAAAACTTGCTGAAATTGCCTTGAAGGAAAAGGATATTGACAGCAATGAACGTATTGCAATGACACAAATGATGCGAAAGCAGTAGAAAACACTTGACAAAAACATAAAATTAGTGTATAATACTCTTATAAGCAACTACAAAGGACTCCTATGGAACAATCCTTAACACAGTATTACGAAGAACAATTCTCATTATTCTCCCAGCAAGGCTGGAAAGACCTCACAGAAGACTTACAAAAGTTAAGAGACAGCATTGATGACTTGTCGGCTGTAAAAGACTCCAATGATCTATGGTATCGCAAGGGGCAGTTAGACATTCTTGATCTGATCATTAACCGTAAACGAATGTGTGAGAAAGTCTTTGAGGAATTGCAACATGCGGAGAATATTTGAATTTGCTTGCCCTTGTGGGCAGGTGTTTGAGAAGTTTGTAGATGATTCTGTACGCTCTGTGGACTGCTCTTGCGGCACTCAAGCAGAGCGTATCATGTCTGCTACTAACTTCAAACTGGAAGGCATTACTGGTGCCTTTCCTGGTGCGTATTCCCGTTGGGAACGTGTACGTGCCGAAAAGATGAAAGAAGAACGCAAGAAGGCCGCTTCTCATGGGGAGTAAGCGGGAACCTAAGTGCAATAATGTCCTAAAACCCAAAAGGGCAGGATGAAAGGTTTGGTATGGCTCTAATTGACAATGAAGAACTGAATCAGGGTAGTGAACTTGAAGCAGTTGAACAACAAGAAGCAGCTAAGGCTGCTCAACCAGAAGCTCCTAAAGTCCCCGGTAAGTACCAGGGCAAGACTTTAGAAGAAATTGTGCAGATGCACCAAGAAGCTGAAAAGCTCATTGGTCGTCAAGCACAAGAGGTTGGTGAGGTTCGACGACTTGCAGATGAACTACTGAAGCAGCAACTCTCTCAGAAGAAAGAAGCGCCACCGCAAGTTGAAAATGAATTAGACTTCTTTGAAGACCCTAAGACCGCTGTTCAGAAGGCTGTTGCAAGCCATCCTGATGTACTTGCTGCAAAGCAAGCTGCACGACAGATGCAACAGCTACAGACGCAAGCTGCTCTGGCTAAGAAGCATCCTGACTTTGCTCAGGTTGTTCAAGACCCAGAGTTTGTCAACTGGATCAAAGGATCACCGATGCGTGTAAACATGTACGCACTGGCTGATGCCCAGTATGACTTCAATGCTGCTGATGAACTGATTTCTACCTACAAACAGATTCGTGGTGCTAGGACGAATAATACTGTCGCTACTGGACAGGAAACTCGTGCTAAAGACATGAAGGCTATTGCTGTAGATGGTGGCGGTACTGGGGAGTCTGCAAAGAAAGTTTATCGCCGTGCCGACCTTATCCGGCTAAGAATGACTGACCCCGCACGATATGAAGCCTTACAACCTGAAATTATGGCTGCATATTCGGAGGGGCGTGTTAAATAACTTTTGATTTTAGGAGATTAATATGCCTTTAGGTACTAATAACGTTACCGTAACGACCGCCGCAACCTTCATCCCGGAAGTATGGAGTGATGAGATTGTTGCGTCTTACAAGAAAGCCCTCGTTGCTGCGAACCTCATCAAGAAGATGAATTTCAAGGGCAAGAAGGGTGATACGGTTCACATTCCTGCCCCGACTCGTGGTGATGCTTCTGCTAAGGCTGCTGGTAGCCAAGTGACGCTGATCGCTGCTACGGAAGGCGAGAAGACCGTTGCTATCGACCAACACTGGGAATACTCGCGTCTGATCGAAGACATCGTGGAAGCCCAAGCCCTGTCGAGTCTGCGTCAGTTCTACACGGACGATGCTGGCTACGCTCTGGCTCGTAAGGTTGACAGCACGCTGATCCAACTGGGCCGTAAGGTTCAGGGTGGTGGCGGTACCGCTGCTTATAGCGGTGCTTTCTCTGGCGCTGATGGTACCACCGCTTATGTGGCTGGTGCTAACACGGGTCTTGGTGCTCTGACCGATGCGGCTATCCGTCGATCGATCCAGCGTCTGGACGACCAGGATGTGCCGATGGACGGTCGTTTCCTGATCGTTCCCCCGTCTACCCGTAACACCCTGATGGGCATCGCTCGTTTCACCGAGCAGGCTTTCGTGGGTGAGACTGGTGCTTCTAACACGATTCGTAATGGCGAAATCGGCAATGTGTACGGTATCCCTGTGTTCGTGACCAGCAATGCTGACACGACCTCGGGCACGACTGCTTGCCGTATCTGCCTGTTGGCTCACAAGGACTTCTCGGTTCTGGTGGAGCAGATGGGTGTTCGCACGCAGACCCAGTACAAGCAAGAGTACCTGGGTACGCTGTTCACGGCTGACGTTCTGTTCGGCTGCGATGAACTGCGTGACGGTGCTGCTGTTGCTCTGGCTGTTCCGGCCTAAGTAACTTAAGAGGCTGGCCCTTCGGGGCTGGCCTTTTTCATACTGTACGGGTTACAATATGAGAAAGGTTGATATGAAATTCATGTGCAAATATTCTGGTTCCGTGTATTCATTTACGCTGGAACACGACATCAAGGCAATGCTGACGCATCCTGACTACATTAAGATTGAAGAAGAAGCTAAAGAAGAAGTTACTTCTGAACCTGTTAAGCGTGGTCGTCCTGCTAAGAAAGACGAAGAATGAGACAAATATCCGTAGGTAACAACCTAACAGCCGCTACTAAGACTACTGTTTACACTGTTCCTACGGGTTACTATGCTCTGTGGAATTTGTGTTACATTGTTAACCATAGCGGTAACAACAAGACGATTGATGTCTTTTGGTACGATAAAAGCACAAACATAGAAGTTAAAGTTTTAGATAACTATACACTAAGTCCTAGTCAATATTTAAAGTTTGATGGAGGGGCTTATATTGTCTTGGAAGAAGGCGATCAGGTTCGTTGTGAGTCTGAAGCAGCTTCTGATATGAGTGCTATTAACACCTTTGAATTGTATAGGAAGCCATAATGAACTGGTTTGTAAACTATATCTATCGTGAAGCTAACGCTAAGTTAGGTACTTCGTTTGAGCCAGGTCAAAATCCGTCTGTAGATAGTTTAGCAACTAAGATTGCATTACAAACTGGAATCAATAATGGAATTGCTCCTACTACAGTTCTGTCCTTTTTGAATCAGGGACTAGGAACTAACTACACGCTGGCTGACTACAACCGAGCAGCCACGGAGTTTGGCTTTACTCCTACTGCTGTTGCTTCTGAACCTGCCCCAGCTACTCAACAAGTAGCAGCACAAACCGTAGCAACTGAACCTTCTACTGGAACTTTTTCTAACATAGAAGCTAATCCGTTTATTGAGTCTGCACCTGTAAAAGAAGCTGCAGGTGTCGAACAACCTCAAGTTACCCAGTCGTTTGTCACGCCACCCAGTAAAATCAAGTTACCGGATAATCTTGAGTTCTTTACTCCAAAAGAAAAGGCACAAACTTACAATAGTCTTCTTGATCAGGGGTTTTCTGATGCAGAAATCTTGAGTGCTGTTGAAGAAAAGTTAGGCAAACAAAGTCCTTCTGACTGGCAAGCACTTAAGAATATTGCTACTGATTTGTTGGCTCCTGTGGCTCCGACTGTAACGACAACTGAAGAAGCACCGGCTACTACGACTACTGCTGAAGCTGCTCCTGCTGCTGGTTTTAAGATTCAGGACTACATCAAAGAAGCAACTGATTTCTTAAACTCTCCTGAGAACTTGCAATTAGCAGAAGGTGCTGCTACAATGCAGCAAGTTACGCTTCCTGATGGACGCACATTGAATGTGTATTCTGACGGTTTAGCACAGGAATTTACTTCTGATGGACGTGTAAAGGTTTACAATCAATCAGGAGAAGAAGTTCTTAATCAAACTCAAGAAGAGTATAAGCGTGCTGGTTATCTTTCTCCAGTAGTTAATACTCTGATGGCTGCTGCAGGAGCCGCTGTTCTTGGGCCTTATGGTGCAAAGCTGTTAACTACGCCTTTGTCTCTTGCAGCAGGTTCTGGGGCAACAACATTAGCTCGTGGTGGAACTGTTGCAGATGCGGTCAAATCTGCTGTTATTTCCGGCCTTGGCAGTTACGGTATTGAGACTTTATTTCCTACCGCAGCCTACACAGCAGGTAAAACTGCTGTTGATTTAGCAGCTAACGGAGCTACTAAAGAAACTATTATCAACGCTCTTATTGACAGTGGCGTTCCTTCCGCTACTGCTCGTTCAATTGCTTCAGAAGCGCTGTTAGGTACTTCTGCTTCACAACTTGCTGCTGACTTTGCTGGATTAACTTTAAATACTGGAACTACAGCAGCTACTACGGGGGCTGCTACAGGAGCCGCTACTGGAGGTACTTTAGGAACCTCTGATTTAGTTAGTGTTCTTGGTTCTAAATTTCCTACTACTGGTTTATTTTCTGCTGGTGCGGGTTCTTTACTTGGTGCCGGTCTTGGAAGCACTTTGTCTGGCGAAACTACCGTTGGAGATGTAACTAAAGCTGCTGATACTACGCAAACAACAGATACTGCAGATACGAGTAAAAAAGTAGATCAAACTGTTCCTATTACTGTTTCAAACACACTTGGCACAGTTCCGGGTGGTTTAGGTACACTATCTGGCACAATTTTAGGAACAACTTTAGGAACTACTACTCCTGATTCTACCGTAGAAGTAACAACAAAAAGACCGACAGACACTACTACTTTACCGCCTATTCCTTTAGGTACTGGTGGTATTCCTACTACCGGTGAAACAGTGGTAGTACAAGATACAAAGACTTGTCCTGCACCTGAAATGCAGGTTATGCTTTCAGATAAAACTCACAAAGCAGCAGGAGACTTAAAAATAGGTGATAAGGTTCTTACTCAACACGAGCACACGCTTGAGTGGGGTGTTTATCCTGTTATCTACAAGGAAATTATTCCTAAAGTAAAACGTGTAAAAGTTTCTTTTGATGATTCTGAGTTTATTGGTAGTTTAGATCATAAGTTCTTTATTTCAGTTGATAACTGGACTACTGTTAAAGACTTACAGGCTGGTGACATTGTTAGTGGTAAAGTTGTTAAGTCTATTGAAGATTTTGACGAAGGCCCGGTGGTATTTATTACCATTGACAATGCCCATACTTATGTGTGTCAGGGAGTATTGAGTCATAACAAGACTCCAACAAAACCAGACGTAACTCCTCCGGTTGTTCTTACGACTCCTCCGACTTCTACGACAACCACAACAACAGATACTACCAAGACTACAGACACAACCAAGAAAGATACCAGCACTTTAAACGCTGCTGATTTATTGAAACTGTTGAGTTTATTCGGTGGTTTAGGTGGTCTTCTGTCAGGAGCAGGCACAACAACAGGAACTGGTACAGGCACTGGCGTAGGTACTCTGCCTCCATCAGACACAAGGATCGGAACCACTACTCCGCAGTTTGGCCCTGATTACTATGCTGCGGTGCAACAATACTACAATGCCTACATGCCCCAGACTCCTAGGGATGTAGCAACCCCGTTACAACAATGGTATGAAAACAAGTTTGGAGCTTAAATGGCAACTCTAATCACTAAGAATAGTAGCACTGCTTCTGCTGTCCCCGCTGCTGGGGACTTGGTGAAGGGTGAACTAGCTGTCAACGTAACGGATAAGAAAGTCTATACCAAGGACAATTCCGCTGCTGTTGTTAAGTTAGTGGGTTCTTTGGGTAACCAAGAAGCTAGTGCTGTAGCAATCACTGGTGGTACCATCAACGGTACTACCATTGGTGCTACTACACCTTCTACTGGTGCTTTCACGACTGCTAGTGCTTCTAGTGGTTTTACTGGTAATCTAACAGGTAACGTCACTGGTAACGTTAGTGGAACTGCTTTTAACGTGACTGGTGTGGTGGCTATTGCCAACGGAGGCACTGGTTTATCTTCTCTGGGTACGGGTGTACAAACTGCTTTAGGGCAGAATGTAACGGGTTCTGGTGGTATTGTGTTGGCTACCTCGCCATCGCTTACGACCCCTAACCTGGGTACTCCGTCTGCTGCTGTGCTCACCAATGCCACTGGTTTGCCCTTGACGACTGGCGTTACTGGCACTCTTGGTGTGGCTAATGGCGGTACTGGCATCACTGCCTTTGGCACTGGTGTCGCTACTGCACTTGGTCAGAACGTCACTGGCTCTGGTGGTATCGTACTGGCTACTTCTCCTAGCCTGACCACTCCTAATCTCGGTACGCCCTCAGCAGTCACTTTAACGAATGCTACGGGCCTTCCAATCTCTACTGGAGTCTCGGGACTTGGTACCGGTGTTGCAACGGCTCTGGCAGTCAATACGGGCTCTTCTGGTGCATTCGTGGTCAACGGTGGTGCTCTGGGCACTCCTTCGTCTGGAACTCTTACCAACGCCACTGGACTGCCTCTGAGCACTGGCGTGACGGGAATCCTCGCCACCACCAACGGTGGTACGGGGCTGACCTCCTTCACCGCAAACGGTGTGGTGTATGCATCGTCTACATCTGCGCTGACCACGGGGAGTGCGCTTGTCTTTGATGGGACGAACTTGCTTCAGGCTACTGGAGGCGCTGCGGCATTGTTCCGGATTGGCTCGGCAGTGTCCTCTGGACGGGCTTCAACCATCAGTCTTGGAAACAACGCAGGCGTAGCAAGAGCAACGATTGCTCTTGATGCCGGTACGGAACTAATGACTATTGGCTCGGAAGGCAACTTCCCGGTCATGTTCCAAATCAACGGCTCCGAAGCCATGCGCCTGACCTCCACAAGCCTATACACGGCAAGTGGGATCAATGTGGGGTTTGGGGTGAGTAATCCCGGTGCAAGATTAGAGTTATACACCGCAGGCACTGTTAATTTGCGCTTGAATGGCAGTCTTGTTGGCGGCAATACGGTTGATTTCTACAACTATGTCCCCGCTGTTTCTAATGATGGGTTTTCTATTTTTATAGGCGGCACCAACCGCCTTACGATGACCAACTCCGGCAACCTCGGCATTGGGACGAGTTCGCCTGCAACAAAACTGCACATTAGCGGGTCAACTACGCCCAATCTGCGGTTTGAACAAACCAACAGTAGTGTTGTTCATCAGTTCCAAGCCGCTTCTGGCAACTTCTTCTTGAACATTGATGCGACCAATGTGTTAGGCGGTAGCATCTTCTTAATTCAACAAGCCGGTAGCACTGTTGCGACTCTCGACTCCTCCGGCAACCTCGGCCTCGGGGTGACGCCGAGTGCTTGGGGTAGTTCTAACAAGGCTTTGCAGGTTTCAACAAGAACTGCTTTGTCTGAGTTGTCCGCATTTAGTTATCTTGGAAATAACGCCTACTTTGATGGGGTAGGCGCCAAGTACATTGCTACAGCAGCAGCAACTCAATACATCCAAGGAAGCGGCGCGCATTATTGGAATATCGCCCCCTCCGGCACAGCAGGAAACATCGTCACTTTCACGCAGGCGATGACGCTTGATGCGAGTGGGAATTTGGCTATCGGCCAAACCACTGCGAGCCGCACTCTTGACGTTAAGGGTTACGTCAGCAGTACAGATGGCACCACACGGACTGAAATGGTCAACGGCGGTGGAATGGGTTATGTAGGCACCAGTACAAACCACCCGCTTGCACTTCAGACCAACAACGCAGAACGCGCCCGGATTACCTCGGGTGGAAACCTGTTGGTGGGGACTACCAGTGACGCAGGCTATCGAATTGATGCCCTTATCGGGGCCGGTTCAGGTAGCGTGGTGCGTTTCGGTCAAAGCGGCGTATCCAACGGCTACACCATCACAAGCAACGGTTCTGCGCTGACGCACGACTGGGCGAACGGCGGCAGCGTGGCGATGACACTTAATTCAACTGGAACTCTTTTTATTGCTAATGCTTCAACTGTTCCTTCATCTAATCCTTCTGGTGGAGGACTTCTATATGTTGAAGGCGGAGCATTAAAGTATCGAGGATCGTCTGGAACTGTTACCACGATTGCAAACGCATAAGGAGATTTAAAATGATCACGACCTGGAAGATCACTCAATGTGACCACAAGACCTCTAACGGTTTTATCACCACAGCCCACTGGACTGCTACTGCTGTAGACGGAGACTTCACTGCTTCGATCTACTCCACCTGCTCATGGGATGGGACTCCTTCGATTCCCTATGCCAATGTGACTGAGGCTGAAGTGCTTCAGTGGTGCTGGGACTCTGGAGTGGATAAGGCTGCTACTGAGGCTGCTCTGGCTCAGAACATTGAGCTACAGAAGAACCCCGTATCGGCTGCTGGTGTTCCCTGGAGTAACTAAAGAGGACTAAATGATTGATCCGGTAACAGCCTTTGGAGTAGCTGTTACGGCATTTAACACCGTACAGAAGCTCGTAAAGGCTGGCAAAGAAATTGAAAGTGTAGCAGGACAGCTTGGTAAATGGTACTCGGCTGTCCAGTCCTTCAACGAAAGTGCTGCCAAAAAAGAGAATGACCTCAAGAAAGGTAAATTTCTTGGTAAAGGATCAATTGAACAGGAAGCCTTAGACATCATTGTTCATCGACAACAGCTAAAGAAGATGGAGTATGAACTTTATATTCTTATAGCTGGTGTTTATGGACAGGAAGCCTATCAGTCCATGATGGCTGAAAGAGTTAAAATCAAGAGACAGCGAGAACAAGCTGTCAAAGCAGCAAAGAAGCGTAAACAAGAAACAATTGCTAATGGTTTTTATCTTACTGCGATTGTATTCTTATTAGTTCTTTGCTATTATGTGTGGGACAGTGTTCTTAGCAAGCTCTAGGAGAAAGCATGAAGAAGCAAGACAAAGTTGGTAAAGTCATGAAAGAGTACAAAGAAGGTACTCTGCATAGTGGCAAGAAAGGCCCAGTTGTTAAGAGTCGTAAGCAGGCTGTAGCAATCGCTCTGTCTGAGGCTGGCATGTCTAAACCCAAGAAGAAGATGAAGTAACATGGATGCTGGATTCAATGAGGATTTGAAACGAATCGAAACAAAAGTAGATAAACTTACTGATGCTGTAACTCGTCTGATCCTCGTTGAAGAGCGTCAGACTGCTCAAGGTGTTCGTATTACTAGCTTAGAAGACAAGACTGAAGACTTAGAGTTTAAGTATCATAAAGTTGATCGTAAGGTTGAACGATGGGTGAACATGGGCATGGGTGCTTGGGCAATCGTTGTTGTCATCTTTGCTTTCGTGCAGCTTGTTGCTAAATTACAACACTAATAAAATAATGCTTGACAAGATTTGCTTCTGGGCTTATAATGTTTATCTAAGACAACACTAAGGACAAACAATGTTAAAAACATACTTAGATTTAGTTAATAATGTTCTTATCCGTCTTAGGGAACCTGCAGTGTCCTCTATAGGCGATACACCTTACAGTTCATTGATTGGTGTCTTGGTCAATGATGCTAAACGAGAAGTAGAAGATGCTTATTCTTGGAATGCACTAGAGTCTACGATTGTAGAGCCCACTGTCGCAGGACAACGTGAATACACCCTTACTGGGTCTGGTAACAGGTTCAGGGTTGAGATTGTCCTTAACGACACTGAGGACATCCCGATGGGTCAGGCAGACGGTGCATGGATTGATCGTCAATATTATCTTGCTGATGTCCAGAATGCTGCTCCGATCTACTACAACTTCAAGGGAATGGACAGTAGCGGTGACACTAAGGTAGAACTGTGGCCTCAGCCTGATAAAGTCTATTCACTACGGTTCAATATGTGGATTCCACAGACTGACCTAGTTAATGATGCTGATACTGTCAAGGTTCCTCCGCACTTGGTTCAGATGCTTGCGTATGCTAACGCAGTGGCTGAACGAGGTGAAGATGGTGGTCAATCCTTCTCTGAACTGTACCAGAAATATCGCTTGTCTTTGGCTGATGCGATTGCACTGGAGGCAAACCGATATGATGAACAGGTACTTTGGACGGAGGCATAATGGTAGCTAAACTCTTAACCACTTCTATCTCTGCTCCAGGCTTCATGGGCCTGAACACGCAGGATTCTGTGGTGTCCTTGGAGTCTGGATATG